TGCTGCTTCAGTTGGAAAATATTTTTTAAATGTATTTGCTAAACCTTTAGCACTGTAATTTAAGTTTTCTTTTGTTAAACGAAAACCACCAGATTCATGACCACATTGAGCTAAAAAATGTGCTAAACGCAGTGGTGTGTTAATTTGGAATTTTTCCATAACACCTGGGATTTGGTTAATTACTTTGTCAGGGACATGGCCTTTTAATTTGTCTAGATTCATATTTTAATTTTAATAGGTTACAATTCGACCATAAATATCTTGGTCAGGAAATCTAACTTCAAAAATACAAGGATCAAGAGATGGATATATAACACCAGCTTTTGTAGCTCCTTTTAAATCATAAGCATAGTCTGAGTAATTACCTCCTGCTAGGTTTACTATATCTACATTTATAACAGATTGAACTCCTTTAACTGAAGCAATTAAATTATAAATTTCTGAATAAATTATAGGTTGATTAATTTGCCATTTAGAAATATCAAAGTAGTTTTTAACAACATTAATACACCCAGCTAATACTTCTTGAGCATTATATGCTGGTAATACAGAAATATCAAAATTTACTTTAATATTAACAAAATAAGCATCTTTGATTAAAATAGCATCACTAGCCATTTTATTATAAGCTAAATATGTTTTTAAATTTTGTTTAACAACATTAGCTGCTCTAGCCATTTTACCATCTATATTAGCTGATAAGACATATACAGATATAGCTAATGGGTTATTAGTAACAAAATTTTGTTTGTCAGTATCAAGTGATACCAAATAGTCTTGAGCTACATAAGCTTTACTTATATAACCAAACTTAGAAGGAAGTGATAATGTTCTAACTAAGTAGTCTTCTTTAGTAACGTTTCTATTTTGAGTTGGAAAGTTAGCTAAAGCTTGTAAACGAATTTCTTCAGTTGTTTCTCCAGGTCCACCTCCAGAAGCAGCTACATTGTTATTAAATCTAACAGAGTCAATAACTGTAGTTACCATTGATGGGTCTAAGTTATATGTGTTTAAGAATGTATTTACTGTCACATTTAAATTGATGTCATCAATAGGTAAGTTAGCTTCAGCACCACCACCTGTTAAATAATTAACAGTAAGTGTTGTGTTAGCAGGAGCTATACCATATTCATTTGTGTATAAGAAGTTTGATGGATCATAAGCTTGATTTAATTTAGAAATACCATCTACTAAACCCATACCAACATTATCAGGATTTGGAAGTATAACTTCATCTGGGGTTGAAGTAACACCTGATCCAAAAGACAATTCTAAGTTGTTATCATCATCAAAGCGAGTAATAAAACGTCTTGGTACTTTTTTTAAACGTAAAACAAATGGAGCGGCGTTATTTTGAGAAGCATAATTTGGCTCATTAATTTTAACATTATATTTTTCATCATACACAGTATCTTGAGCTAAGTAAGGTACTTCATACCAAGTATTATCATCACTATCTGTAACATTTAATATACTAATTATATTACTATCTGTTATAGTAGCTTTAGGAAATTGTTCAGGAGTACCAAAAGAAAACTCAGTTGTTTTTATAGTAGCAGAAATAGCTTCAACTTTCTTATTTAATAAATAATATGAAGGTTTACCATTATTAGGTCCACTATTATAATATTGATATATAGTTACTGTTGTTGGATCTAATGAAGATGAAAAAGCAAAATCAACTAAATCCTGAGTTAAAAATGTAATGTCAGGGTTAGATACTGATTTGACAACAGCATTAGATTCAACTCTTAAAGCGTATCTATAGTCAGGTAAGAAATTATTACTAGCATTAGATGGTACTAATTGATAAGTATCTAAAACAACAGTTGCTACATTAGTAATTTTAGGTCTGTAACCTAAAGCATAAGCTAAAGCAATTATATTCTTTCTTTCTTGAGCGTATAATAATAATGTTTCCTGTAATTGAGTATCAGTGTAAAAAGATAAAATGTCTCCAACATAAGCTGACATTTCTATAAACATATTACCAGGAGCGGAAGGACTAAAGTCCATGTAACTATTCTTGAAATATGTTTTAGCGTAGTCAATTAATGACTGTTTAAGTGAGCTAAAGTCTTTATTGTAATATTTTATATCTTGAGACATTATTGATTTAGATTTATACTTAGTTGATCAGGTTGGTTGTTAACAGCATAGTCAATAGCAATGTTTATTAAATTTTGATCTGAATATTTTTTTAATGTTATATTATTAATTATAATATTAGGAACATAATTATATATTTCATTTTCTAATACTGCTGCTATATTATCAAAAGATGAGTCTTGTTCAAAAATCATAGCCTTCAAATTACCTCCAAAAGCAGGATCAAAAAAACGTTCACCTTTATTAGTTAATATGTAATTAATTAAATTAGCTTTAACTTGTTCTTTAGTGGTAAAAGTTTGGGTAAAAACCTCATTAGTGTTGAATAACACACTAATACCAATACCTCGTTTTTGACCGAGATCTTGCGGGTTAAAATTGAATATAGGTCTATTATTTAGCATTCATCTTACTCATTAGGGCACTAAAATCAGGTACAGTATCTATTTGCACATGGGTGACATCTCCAGCGGGTCTAGCAGAAGCTAACATTTGATCAACACTGCTTACTACTTTTACTTCAGCACCACCAGCAGGCCCAAAATTAGGAGCCATAGATGAATTCATATTAGCAACAGAACGCCACTCACCAGACTGATATGTTTCATTTAAGATATCAGCTATTGGATTGCCGCCAGGCATTATTTCTTTAGGTAATGCTTTTTTAGCAGGAAGAATTGACTTAAGTGTCGTGCTAGCCATGTTAGGTTTTGTAGAAGCTTTGGATTCTTTAATTTCCTCCTTCATTTCTACCACCTCACTAAGCAAACCAATCTCTTCTTTTATTACCTCTCTTAATTCTTCACGTATAATTTTACGTAAAACTTTGATAAATGAATCGGCTTTCATGTCTATAAATATTTCTATGTATTAAGTATTTGTTTAAGTTCATTAAATAACGCGTCAGGTTTAAGGAATTTAGTAGGAGCAGTTTGAGTTATTCTAAATCCTGACACTTTATCTAAAGCTGCGGCTTGGTATGAGCCATTTTGTAATTTCTCAATAACTAAATAATAATTACCATATATTTCATTGATGTTATTATTTCCTGGATTTCCTTGTAGAGTGCTTAGTTTATCAAGTAAGTTATTATCTACTTGTGGGTTATTAATTTGAGTTGAAATACTACCTATAACTAATGATAAACCATTTATAGCATCTAATATAGTTTTAATTTTATTTTTAAATAGTGCTACAATTATATTTAATCCACTTACAACAGCTTGATAGTCATCTATTTTTTTCTCTAATTCTTTTATTTTGTCTAATTGAGCAATAACTGTTGTTAAATCAACACCTACTGTTGGCTTAACACCACCAGGAGTAGGAGCAGCTAATTCAGCTGATATTTTTATTAGTTTAGCTGTAATAGCTATTTTAGCTACTTGTATAGCTACTTTTAAAGCAGTTAACGCAGCATTGATGCTAGTGAGTATTGTATCTAATTTATTAATTAAATTTTGAGCTACAGTTAACGCGTTTTGTAAACTAGTAACTTGTCTATTAAAATTATCAGCAAACTTTTGATAAGAAGGATCAGCTTTAACAGGAGTGAATATTATTTTTTTACCTTGAACTTCAACTTTACCTTTTTTTCTTAATTGATTTTGAACAGTTCTAATTAGTTTATTCTTTATTTTTTCTGAATTGGCTAAACTTTTAATTATTTGTTTAGCAATAGGAACAAACAAAGCTGATAATACACCTATAGCACTAGCTCCTGCTATATCTTTTTTGAGGAAGTTAATTTTATCCTCAGCCATTTTCTTTAACTCATCCTGTTTCTTAGATAAATCTTCTAATGGATTAGAACTTGTTAATCCCTTTAGTTTATCTACTTGACCTCCAAATTGATTTATAGGTAATTCCATTATTGAGTAAATGTTAAATCTGATTTAATTGTTTCTAGTTGTGATTCAATATTACTTAAAGAAGTAGCTAAGTTAGTAGCACCCAAATTAGCCATAGGAGGTATACGAGAAGCAGCTGTCACAAAAGTACTATACTCATTTAATGCTGTAATTAAACTATTTATTATCTCAATTAATTCTTTTGATCTAACAGTTGGGGTTAATTCTCTACCTTTACCAACAAGTTTAAATTCAATTCTAGGAGCATTAACTAACAATTTATTTGCTTCAGCATCTGTTCCTTCAGGTCCAATATCAATATGAAGACTTTCTCCAGCACTTAAACTAATATATTTAGCAGTGTTAAGGAATATACTTTCAGAACGAGCATTAAATAAAAGCTGTCCTGAAGATAATATAATTTGTTCACCTGTATATAATGAAGGATCTATCATTGTACTACTTTTACTATATTAGTTGCTTCTGCTAAACGTTTTTTAAGTAACTGTATACCAACATCAGCGTTTTGAATAGGATCATAAATATCACCTTTAGGATATACTTGATTAAATTCATCTTGAGAAAGAGCAAATAAACCTTTAAATTTAGCATTACCTGATTTTGGTTTAAAACCACTCTCAATTTGACAAGCTGCTTTTACAAGATCTAAAGGTACACCATACTTAGCACATAATGGTTTAAAAGTAGAATCATATGTTGTTACTTTTTGAGCAGCATCATATTTTGATTTAAACTTTTTAACCCAATATTTTAAGAAGTTGCCTGGTGTGTATGATTTGTCAGGGTCTTTGCCAAATACTTTTATAAAATCTTCACCTACATTAGTACTCCATTTAGAATACTTACCAGGGTAAAGTCTAAAACCATACATATTTCCATTAATATTTACTTTAGAAACAAATTTGTTTGAAAGAGGTACTTTTGAAGATGGTTCTTTAATAGCATAATATAAAATAGATTTAATACCTGCTGTTCCTTGTTGGTGGGCTAAATAAGCTACTAAGAAAGGATTAGTCACATCAGCAAAATTAATATCACTAGTGACAATATCCCCATCTTCTTTGATGGGGTCCTTATTTAAATCATTAAGATAAAGAGCTGTACCTTCATTATCATGACGAGGTAAGTCTGTAATATTAAATAATTGGAATAATTGTTGTTGATCTTCTCGTTCAGGCAAAAATACAGTTTCAGTTTCACCTTCTTCTAAACCAGCAGTTACTGGGATAGGAGTTGGTGTAGGTGAAGGTGTTGGTTCTTTAGCAGGTAAAATAGGTACACTAACAGTAGCTGATCCTAATATTTTATCAATTTCTTTACCTATAGCTATAATTCCTGGGGTTTTATTACCTGGGTGGGTTGATGAAAATCCAATAGGATTATCTAGTTTAACTACACCAGCGTTTATAAATTTACTATAAAAATTTTCTGTATCTTTTAATGTTGTACTTTTGATACCACCCCATCCCCAACTACCAACAATGACATATAATTTAGCATTTGGAAATTTAGTTTTAGTTGTGTTAACAAATGCATTTATATCAACACTAGTTTTATAATTACCATTAGTACCAATATTAATAAAAACATGAGTTATTGTAGGATCACCAGCATATCTCTTAACAGCATCATTTAAATCTTTTAATTGCCATCCTACTTTCCATAATGTTCCTTCAGTTGTTATAGGTTGTAATAGCTTTGAATTAGCTTTAATTGATGGTGTTTGACTATCTCCTATAATAATACCTTTAACAGGGATTGAAGGTGGAGGAGTTTCTTTAACAGGTTGTACTATATTATTATTATCTGTATTTTCATTAAATGTCTGGTAATTGTTATTTCCTAAAACTACCTGTTGTTGAGTAGAATTCTCATCTTTAGTTTTAATTGCTATATATGAGTTATTATTACCATTAACATCTAAATTACCTTGATAGTTATTATCTTGAAGAGTCTTTTTTTCTTCTTCATTGATTCCTGATACTATAAAAGTATTACCTTTGTTATCTAAAATAATAGCATTAGACGATCTACCTTCAACAGCTACATTTCCTTCAGCTACTTGTCTAAAATATTGAGCATTATTAATAGCAGGATCTTGAGGTATAGGTTGAGCAGGAGTAGCTGGGCATTTGTATGTTTGGTCATTATATAAATAAAAATATTCTAATATATATAATGTAGGATTGGTATTACTATCTATAGCTTTAGTTGGTATTTTTTTAACAACACCATCAGCTGTTTTACTTTTTATATTAGCAAACCCATTATTAAACCCGTCAGCACCTGTATCTTGAGCGTCACGTCTAGAAGTAGCGTCATTCAAATTAGAACTCATTGCTCCTCTATGGGTGAAATTAGTAAAACTTTTTTCTCCAACAGCTATAGGTTTAACAATTGCTGTTAAAGTGTAAGTATAAGTACCATCACTATTATTATTTAAACTAACAGTAATATTATCAACTGTAGCTTTACCACACCATTGTGCTTCTTTTAATGTTCTACCAACTATAGTTTCAAAAACACTACTAGCTTGATGTAATACATCTGTTTTATTAGGTCCTTTTGATACTCGTACTTCAGTAAAAGTATCACCTGTTTCAGCTATAGTTATAATATAGTCAGCTGTTTGTCCTTCTGGTTTAGTTGGGGTTGAAGTACAAGATAATGATATGGTTTTTTGATTACTCATTAAAATCCTAAAGTGTTTTTCTTAATATCTGTTATACTTAATCCTTTAGTATCTACACCATTACTAGGAGAAACTATATTTTCAAATGCTCTATTATCGTTTACAGTATCCCAAAATCCAATAGGATCATCATAACGAACAGTATTATCAAATTGTCCTTTTTTAGAGACAATACCAGTAGCAGAGGTTTCAATTAACGGAACAATCTCACCTACAACAGGTAATCTAGTACTATAAGGTCGTAAAGGTTTAGCTTGACCTGTTTTAATATTTTTATTATTAATAGCTGATGGATTACCATTGTTTTGTATAAGTTCAAAGTCAATGCTTCGATCATTATACACAGTTACTACTCTTCCATATGTTACACCTTTAGAAGTAGAAGTAAAAGAAGGTATTGTAGGTGCATTAAAACCTACGTTATTAACACTAGAATTACCTAATACTATAGTATTCTCTAAACCCATTATGCTTCGGCTTTTACAGGTAAAGTTACTTCATGGATAGTGGCAAATAACATTTCTTTGTCCTTATCACTCAACAAACTACTATCAGACTCAGATGAACTAGAAGAGGCACGTTGAACTATACCTGCCATTTTAATTAAATGTTCATCATTCTTAATAGATAACTCCATATACTCCTTTAATAAAGGAACAATCATCATAGCGTCACCTGGTTCCTGGATCATTGGTTTCAATTGATCAATTAGGGCGCTGATTTGTTTTTCTTTATTCTTAGAGTTAGCGTATATCTCTTTGAATAGGTCAGAAACTGTTTTGCCTTTGAATATTTCTTGATTAAAATCCATATTGCTTTATATATAAATATGGATGTATGGAAGAGGTAAAGTTACTACTTAGATGTAATATACCCATGTTCATAATATTCATTATATAACCTAACACGTAAAACGTCAAGTCGTTTAATGATTTTTGTTATTTGTGGAGTTGTAGCGTCAGTTATTTCTTTAATGTATATATAAAGTGCCTTCTTATTAAATATATCAATATTTTCACGTCTACGGAATAATTCTAAAATAGCGTCAGCTATACGAGCATCATTTGGTTTAGGGAACAAATCAAACAATTTATCATCAATAAATTTAATATATTGATTCATAAATGAATTACTTGCCTCTTCCTGATATAATTCAGGACTATTATTTACAATATCAATATAAATTGATTTATCTTCATCAACCGCCTCAACAGGAGCTTTATCTTTAAGCTTCTTATAGTTGGCATTGTTATATAGAATAAGATAACGTTTAGCTATAGTACCAAAATAAGAATATGCTTTACCTTTTGACTGGTCGTATAAATGTAATTTTTCTAACAAGAAAGCAACTACCTCATGTTGTAATTCAGGAATAGTATCTACTTCAGTATAGTAAAACTTAAATGTATGAATAATATTTTCTGTTAGTTTATAAAAAGCATAGTCAATACGCTCATTATATATCTTATTCCTTTCAGCTGTATTAGAACAAGCTAAATACTCAATGATAGCATTTTCAGTATCTTGAGTAAAATAATTAATTGATTGTTTTGGTTTACGTTTACGTACAGTCCCCTTCTTAGTTAGTAATACTACTTCTTCACTCATCCTTATTTAACTTTGAATTGGTTAAGAGATTCTTGAATAATTTTTAAGTTATTGAAGAACGCTCCTATTTGATCATCAGTCTTAAAAGCTTGAGTTAATTCAGTCTGTGATAATATTCTCTCTGAGTCTTCAATGATTGATGAAAGACTTTCTAATTGGTACTTTTGTACTGTAGCCATTTCTTCAAGTTTTCTATTCTTTTGTAATAAATTCCAAATTATATATCCTATAATAGTTAAAAACCATAGGATAATAGCTATAATTCCAAATATCATATTATATGTTTTTCATTAATTCCGCTAATGCTGGGTTAGCCATTTTTTTAAGTGCTTTTTGTTTATTAGCGGAACTGTTTAATTTAAATGTATTAACAGGTTTCTTATCTTCCACCTTCTTTTCACCAAGTAGTTTAGGTAACCACTCAGTTTCAAATTCAATCCTAGCAGCCATTAAATCAGCTTGATGAACAACAAACACAAGTGAAGTACGAGGTTTAGTCTCAGGACTAAAAGACATTAAATATGGTTTATTAGAGTCGTCATATAAACCATCATGTAACTTAATAGCCAACATTTCATTTTTAGTTGGTACAATACCCATACTATAAAGTAAATGTAAACCACGATCAGGAACAGTCATATATTCTAAACGATCATTAAACATGTAAGTCTCATTTAATTTATCTCGTCTCCACTGATCTGTTTGTTCGATATATGATGCTTGCTCTTCAGTCCCAAATTTACCTAAATCGTGATTTACGGCGGAAAATACGAGTTCCTCTATAGTGTATGTATCTACCATACCCATTTCTCTCCACACGTTATCTAGTTTTAAAGCGGCGTTAACCACGCGTAAAACATGGTCTATATATCCACCTGGGAAACAGTTGTGATATTGAGCTTTATGTGAAGCCGGCATCATAATAAAACGCTCTTCATGCTGGGTGTAAAATTCAATTAATTTATCAGCACGATCAGGAGAGATATATTCCTTAATAATGTTAAGAAAAGTGTCCCAATTTTGTTTGATCTGTTCAGGAGTAAGCATAACTATTAGTCTTGTTGGTCTGCGTTAACTAATGATTTGATTTCTTCAATTTTTTCTTTTATGTCTGCAATCATGTCTTTAGCACTCATCAACGTAGTAGATGGATTACTAAATGAAGCGTTAAGTCCATTCATCATGTTTTCAAGTTGCTCCAATTTCATAATTGTTAAATCTTTGTATCTCAT